CGGGAATTCAAGGTAATCACTTGGCGCTCGTAGAAGTCGGCAGGGCGGGAAGTGATGTTGTTGTGGCCGACAAAGACCCTTTTATAATTAAGGAATCCGCTATGAAAATGACAAAATTTGGCAAAGCCATTTTTGCGGCATTATGCGCGGCCTCTCCGGTGCTTGCAGCGGATTCCGCTGTCATGGCGTTGGTGAGCAACGCAAACCGTAAAAATTTGGATAAAGCCGGGATCGTTGCAAAACTTATCGCTCTTGATGCGAACATGGACCCGGAAAAACTCGGCAATATGCTCGATACTATGAGTGATGCTCAAGATGATCCGAAACCTACGGTAATCCCGCCTCAAGACGAACCTAACGCGAATCCTGTTGATTCAGCAAAAGCGTTGCTTGCTGGTAAGGTTGACGACGAGACGTTACAGGCGATCTTGGCGTTAATCTCTCCGGTAATTGCCGGTGATGAGGATGAGCCTGACGATGACGACAAAATGAGTAAGGAGGAAGTCAAGGCGGCGATGGACGGCTTACGTGTAGAATTGCGTGAAGCTGAAAATGCGCGTCGTGATGTTCAGCCAGTTGTCGGGGACGTGATCGGTTTGGATTCTGCGGCGGCAATTTACGGGTTTGCACTTGATCACATGCAGGTCGACCACAAAGGGATCAAGGATGTCGTAGCCCTGCGTACAATTTATAAGGTAGCATCAGCTAACATTGGCGTAGATAAAGAGCCGCCTAAGCTTATCGCGCAAGACGCGGCTGACGCTTTGGCGATGTTCCCTGCTGCTAAACGTTTTAGAGGGGTGTAATCATGGGTTTTCAAAAATCAGTAAATATTCAACCGGCACCAGCGGTTGCCGGAGACTTTGCTTCCTCGAATCCTCGCTCCTCGGTACTTGCGGGAGAAGGTCAGATTGTGGCGGGCGCGTCCGGAGTGACTGTCGGTAAGTTCGCATGGCTCGATTCCGCGGGGTCGAAGGCTTACAGCTATGGGATCGTCGGTCAAGCACCTAACGGATTTGTTGCTCGTAGCGATCAAGCGCTAATCACCACTTACTTGGCCGAAGCGGGTTTGGTAATTCCGGCAGGTTTCGCGGTAACTATGTTTAATAGCGGAGATTTTTGGGCACTAGTTACCGGAGCTACTGCCGCAACAATCGGGGCGTCGGTTTATGCCACATATGCGACCGGCGACATTACCATCGGGGCTGCGGCTACGGGTGCTAGTGCCACTGGTTTGATTGGCAGTACGATGACTGCAGCAATCGGATGTACTTGTACTGCTACTGCATCAGGTACGGCGTTGACCACCTCTGCTCAAACCGGATATCTGAGCATCGGCGATACAATCAGCGGAACGGGGATTCCTGCCGGAACTACTATTATAGCGCAACAATCAGGTACAGCAGGTGCTGCGGGTGTATATACAACCAGTGTAGCTACCACGGCTTCCGCTGCGACTGTGACGTCATTCGGTACTACAATCAATGTAACTGCCATCACTGGAGTATTGAGTGTAGGTGATACGTTGTCGACTGGAGGGGTTGTTACCGCTCAGGTATCAGGAACGGCGGGTAGCACAGGGCGCTATACATTCAGTGTTCCCGCCACTGCATACACTGCTTCGGGAACTGTCACATCATACGGCCAAGTGCTAAATATCACAGCGGTATCCTCGGGCACTCTTGCTGTGGGCGATCCTGTAAGTGGTACTGGAGTGCCGTCTGGTGCGATGATTACTTCTCAGATAAGCGGTACTGCTGGAGGTATTGGATTGTATAATCTGAGTGTTCCTGCTACGGCTTACGCTGCGAGTACCACTATCACAGTTACAGCTGGGGTTCTTACCAGTTTCAAAGCGATGTCGAATGCTGCGGTTGGTGAGTTGTGCAAAATTTCACATAGAGGGCTAGCATAATGAATCAAACTCTTAGAGTTCTGCAATCTAAAATAGGATTGCATTTCATGGGCGTGAGCGGTCTTGACTTTCAAAAAGACGGTGTTGCCTATGATCTTAATATCGCCAAGGACGCGCAGCCGGGTTTGATTACCGTAAGCAATTCCGGCATTCCGGCATTTCTCAGCACATTCGTTGATCCAAAATTAATTGAAGTTCTCGTTTCGCCGATGAAAGCGGTGGAAGTTTTAGGCGGGAACGAAGTTAAAAAGGGCGATTGGGTTACCGACACCGCGATGTTTACTGTGATCGAAAATACAGGTGAGGTGTCTGTATACGGTGACTGGAACAACAACGGACGTGCTGGTATCAATTCAAACTTCCCACAAAGGCAATCACAGCATTACCAAGTGATTACCCAATGGGGCGAGCGTCAGTTAGAGCGTGAAGGATTGGCCAAGATCGACCTGGCGAACCGTTTGAACATCGCTTCCGTGTTGATCCTGAATAAATTCCAAAACAAGTCTTATTTCTTTGGAATCGCAGGGTTGCAAAATTACGGATTGTTGAATGATCCGAACCTGAGTGCTGCTATTACTCCGATTACCAAGGTTGCGGGCGGTACGACGTGGGCTGTCGCTACAGTGTCGGAAATGCTGAAAGACATCACCAAGCTGTACAAACAACTGCAAACGCAAATGAATGGTTTGATCGATATGGACTCACCAATGACTTTGGCGATGTCACCCGTCGCTCAAGCTAATTTTGCGTTGACCACTGATTTCAACGTTAACGTTCCGGCTCAGATCAAGCTGAACTATCCTAACCTTAAGATGGTTACTGCCCCTGAGTATTCGACGGCTTCCGGCGAATTGGTGCAATTGATTCTCGATTCGTACGAAGGTCAAGCTACCGCTGAATGCGCATTTACTGAAAAGTTACGCGCTCATCCAATTGAAATTCGCGGTAGTAACTATTTGCAGAAAAAATCTCAGGGCACATGGGGCACTATCGTGTATCGTCCTGCTGGTATAGCGCAGATGTTAGGGGTGTAAGTAATTACCGCAGCCGTCAAACGCTGCGGTAAAATTTTGGAGACTTTATATTATGGCAAAAGTATTAAAAATATGCAGTAAATTACCGCACGGATTAATTCTTGAGAATCCGATGAATGCTTCGCAAATTGTAGAAATAGCAGGATTAAACTCCATAATGACTTTGGGGTTATTGCCCGGAGAACAAATAGCGACTACTGACGTGGATGAGGATTTCTGGAATTCATGGACCTTAGTACATAAGGATTTCCCGGCGTTAAAATCTGGGGCCTTATTTGTGGCTAAGGACGACAAAGACGCAAAGGCTATGGAAAAAGAATTTGCAAAACGTAAATCAGGATTTGAACGTCTAGTCCCAGCTAAAGAAGGCGTTGAAACGGCAGATTTTGCTAAAAAATAATGGCATCCGTAATATTCGATGTAGCGGCATTTAAAACAAGATACCCGGAGTTCGCTTCGGTGGATTCTGGATATCTTTCAGCGTGCTTTAACGAAGCTACTTTATATTTGTCGAACGGTGATAGCAGCCGGGTACAAAATATAATCAAACGTACAATAATGCTGAATATGCTTACCGCTCATATCGCATACTTAGGCGGCGCGTTGAATGCCGATAAACAAGCAATGCCGGTCGGTCGAGTATCTTCGGCGAGCGAAGGCAGTGTATCGGCAAGCTTCGACGGCCCGGCGCCGGGTAGCCAGTTCTGGTTTATGCAGACTCAATACGGTGCGTCATTCTGGCAGGCAGCTAGCACGTATCGAGGCTTTCAATATCGTTCACAGCCGACCTATATCACATAATGGCAACCTTAAACGGTTCAGATGCGGTAATGAAGGCTCTTGAGGATATCGCTCGCAAGATGGGCGGTGGATCAGTGTCTGTGGGATTTATGGACGGGGCGACTTATCCTGATGGAACGTTGGTTGCGGGGGTGGCGGCATCCAATGAATTTGGGGATCCTTCTAAACATCAACCGCCAAGGCCGTTTTTTCGCAGGATGATCTCGAAAGAGTCGCCCTCCTGGGTAGGACGTATGGCGAAGGTTGCGAAAGTCACAAATTATGACGGCGACAAAGTGCTTGGGCTGATGGGTGAGGATATTAAGGGATCTTTGCAGCAGAGCATAAACGATCTTACATCCCCGCCGCTGGCGGCAAGTACGATTGAGGCTAAAGGATTTAGTAAACCTTTGATTGATACATCGCATATGCTGAATTCTATTACTTACGATGTCGAAAAATGAACCTGCGCGGAATAGCTAACAGATCAATACAGTCGATCAATCCGAACGTTCCTATCCGATTTTATAAATCTACAGGATATACGATCGGGGCGGGGCGTAAGCAAATACCCTCTTACGCTAATCCGATTGATGGTACGGGCAATCTGCAAGCGCTCGATAATGTAGATTTGAAACAACTTGAAGGCTTGAATATTCAGGGTAAGATTAAGGCAATCTTTATTTACGGAGAAGCTGCCGGATCGGTACGTCCTGATAATACCGGCGGCGATTTAATAAAAATTGACGGCAGGACTTGGCTTGTTGTGAAAATTCTCGAAGGTTGGGAAACTTGGTGTAAAGCGGCGATAGTATTACAGGATGATTGATGTATACGACTAATACTAAGATTGATGATGTTATTGATGCTCTGGCCACCTTCATCGATTTATTTGTCGAAGGTGCTAAAGTCATACGCGCTCAAGTTAATCGTACCCCAATGCCTCAAGGTAACTTCGTAGTGCTTACTGAATTATTTTCGGTAGATTTATCAATACCTAGAGAGAATTTTGACTCAGTAAATAATGCGATTGATTTGACCGGGCCCACACGAATTGACGTTCAAATAGATTTTTATGGGGAAAATTGCGGGGACTATTGTAAAGCGGTTCAGGCCGCATTTCGTACCCCATTCGCATATAATAATTTCCCTATTAATGTAAAACCACTTTATACTTCTGATGGTATACAAGCGCCATTAATAAATGGGCAGCAACAATGGCAGAGTAGGTGGACATTGACGGTATCATTACAATACAATCCTGTCATTGAAATTCCACAAGACTCGGCTACCGCATTGGATATTGGGTTACAAGTTTTATTTTAAATGAGGTGAACAGATGACTATTCCAGCAAGCAGTATTGTACAAGTTAACCCTGGGGTTCTGAGTGCTGGCGGCAATCCGTTAGCCTTAAACGGGGTGATTTTATCCAAAAATTTATATATCCCGGTCGGTAGCGTTCAATCTTTCTCCAGCGCTTCGGCGGTGAGCGCGTTTTTCGGTGCAGGTTCGACTGAATACGCATTATCCCAGATTTATTTCGCAGGATATGACGGATCGACTGCGAAGCCGGGTACTTTGTTCTTCGCCCCCTTTGTGGATACCGCACGAGCTGCGTGGTTACAGTCAGGATCGTGGGCGGGATTGGCTTTAACAGATCTGCAAGCTGCTGGTAGCGGAACATTAATCATTACAGTCGACGGGGTAGTTAAAACTTCCAGTTCTATTGCATTAGGTTCTATTGCGAGTTTTGCTGCTGCCGCTACAGCTATTGCCGCAGGATTTACGGGATCGCCTATAACGTGCGTATGGGATTCTGTAAAGAGCATGTTTATCCTCACCAGCTCGACTACTGGCGCCACGTCTACAATGACCGTAGCGGGTGGTACAATTAGCACGGCGTTGAAACTCACGACGGCAACAGGTGCGGTATTATCGCAGGGTAGCGCGATAACCACTCCGGGTACGGCGATGGATTCAGTTAAAACTATTACTCAGAACTGGGCATCGTTTGCCACAATATGGGAGCCTGTTACTGCGGATAAGCCGTTGTTTGCGGTGTGGGCAAGTGTGCAGAATTCTCGATTTGTATATGTCGCATGGGATACTGACGCACAGGCGATTGTCGCAAATACCACTACGGCGTTCGGCGCTTTGGCTAAAAGCTTGGCATATGATGGAGTCCTTCCTGTCTACAATACCAAAGAATTAGCCGTATTCGTTCTCGGAATGATCGCAAGCATCGACTTTTCGCGTCGTAACGGTAGAGTCACAGCATCTTTCAAATCTCAGGCCGGGATTAGTCCTACTGCTTCAGACCAAACTACAGCCGACGTTCTGTTGGCAAATGGCTACAGTTTTTATGGATCTTATGCGACCGCAGTACAGGGATTTATTTTCATGTACAACGGGCAAATGCCGGGTAAATGGAAGTGGCTTGATACGTTTGTGGATCAAGTTTATTTAAATTCTCAGTTCAAAACCGCCCTGCTTACTTTATTAACTAATAACGCTTCGATACCTTACAACGATCAAGGTTTCTCACTAATACGGGCGGCGTTGATCGATCCTATAGTATCCGCCATAAATTTCGGCACAGTCCGCACAGGTGTTGTTTTGTCTGCTGCTCAAATAGCTCAGGTAAATGCTGCTGCTGGTCGGGATGTTGCGAATATAATTCAACAGCAAGGCTATTATTTGCAAGTTCTTGATCCAGGTGCTCAGGTTAGAGGTAATCGAGGTACACCTGTGATTAATTTCTGGTATACCGATGGCGGTGCAGTGCAACAGATCACAGTCGCTTCTATAGATATAATGTAAAGGTAGATAATCATGGCTGAAACAACGATAACAAGTGCGAATAGTGTATTTATGCTGGTGGTAGCCGGGTTATTTCCGGTTCCCGTGCAATTGCAAGGATTTGCGACCGACAAGGCGTTTACAACGGATGCGGTCGATCTAGCCGAGGTACAAATGGGTGTAGATGGGCGGATGACGGCTGGTTATGTGCCAGTACCAGTTAAACAAACAATTTCTTTGCAAGCGGATAGTCCTAGCCGTGATATTTTTACGGCAATCATACAGGCCTCAATGACTGCCCGAACTGTATATATGTTATCGGGATCAATTGCGATACCAGCAACTGGAGAAAGTTACACCTTAACTCGCGGAGTACTGATGAGTGGTAAACAAATTCCAGACGCGCAAAAAGTCTTGCAACCTGTGGATTTTGTAATAACGTGGGAACGAATTAACCGATCCTTGCTTTAAACGGTCAATGCCGCTGCGAAGGTTAATTCCAATTGTGCTTGTCTCCCACAATAGCAGCGGCACCCTATACTTGGAGACTAGGAGACTATGACAAATGGCACGAAATGTATTGGATTACACCATTACGGCGGAAGGTAGGGACAAAGGCAAGCTTTTTAGATTGACCGAAATGCCCGCAAGCAAGGGTGAAAAGTGGGCAATGCGAGCAATTCTGGCTTTAATGGGTGAGCGTGTTGACATCCCCAAAGGATTTGAAAAGAAAGGTATGTCGGGGATGGCGGAGTTAGGCTTGAAGATGTTTTCGAGTTTGAAATGGGAATCCGCCGAACCGCTGCTTGATGAAATGATGGAGTGCGTCCAATTTGTTCCAGATCCCATCAGACCTCAAATTGTTCGGAAATTATTTCCTGAAGATATTGAAGATATTTCCACATTACTCGTCCTGCGTAAAGAAGTGTTGAATTTACATGTGGGTTTTTCTCAGGCCGTCGCCAGCTTAGTCTCCCGAAAAGAACCGACGACGGCCAAACCAGAAAGCCCGTAGAGTTCGAAAATATCCCTAATATAATAGGGATATTGGCATCAAAACGCATTGCTACGTTACACGAACTTGATACCGTATATGGCGTGAGAGACGCATACGATCTTTTGGAGATAGTGATTGTAAATGCCTACAATAATTGATTCGTTAATCGTAAAACTCGGATTAGACCCCAAAGACTTTAATGCCAATAAGGATAAAGTCAAAGGGGGTCTGAAAGACCTTAGCACCGAATCCGATAAAACTCAGAAAAGCTTTTCTAACGCAGCATTTGAAGCGAGTAAATTTCTCGCAGTAATTGGCGGTACTGTAGCTATCCAGCAATTTATCGAGCATACGATTACCACAAATAGCGCATTGCATAGATTGTCTGTGAATTTGGGCATACTGACTGACGATGTTTCGGCATGGTCTAACGCTACTGCGTTAGCTGGTGGTAGTGCCGAGGGATTGCAAGGTAGCATGGATATGCTGAGTAGGGCCCAGACTGAGTTGCAGCTAACCGGGCAATCATCACTCATACCATATTTTTCAGCACTCGGACTGTCACTCGCTGATGCTAGCGGTAAGGCTCGACCAGTGACTGATATACTGCTCGATCTTTCCGAACGTTTTTCTGCGCTTGACCGCCCGACTGCTAATAACCTCGGGCGTATGATGGGTGTTGACCAGGGTACTATGCAGTTATTGCTATCCGGTCGGAAAGAGGTGGAACTTGTAATAAAAAAGCAAAAAGAATTCGCAGCGACTACCAAACAACAAGGCGAGGAAGCGCAACGATTATACCGGCAGCTTAGCGAACTTAAGCAAGGCGCTAAGGCTTTCGGGCAGGAATTGCTATCGAATGCGACACCTGCGTTGGAAAAAATGCTCGAGGTTATGCGCGATTTCGGGGCGTGGGTGTTAGATAACAAAGAATTCGTTAAAACATTTCTCACCGTACTTGCTGCCGGTTTAGCAGGGGTCGCGCTTGCGGCAGCACCTATCAATCTGGTAATAATCGCGGTGACTGGGTTAGCCGGCGCGATTGCGTTACTCACCCAAGATTTTGCAACCTGGAAACGTGGAGGCGAAACGTTTATTGATTGGAAGAAGTGGGAACCTGGATTTCTGGCAGCCGCGAATGGTATTAATTGGATTAAAGGATTGTTGACTGATTTAGTTTATCGGGCAATTGCTGCGGGTGACGGAATTTCGGCAGTATTTCGTGGCGATTGGGCTCGTGCTAAATTTGCATGGGAAGAATTTAAAAAGGGGGCGCCTGCTGAAATGGACATACCTGTGAATATCGGCATGACCGGTACAGAGTCTACGATAATGGATTTTTTCCAAAAACAAGGATGGAGTCGCGAACAAGCCGCCGGTATTACCTCAAACTTGAAGCGTGAGAGTAATTTTAAGCATCAGGCCATTGGCGATAGCGGAAAAGCATTCGGAATCGCACAATGGCATCCGGACCGTCAATCGGAATTTAAAAAAGTGTTCGGCAAAGACATCAGGCAGTCTACTCTTGATGAACAATTACAATTTGTGCAATATGAACTGACGATAGGAAAAGAAAAATCCGCTGGAGACAAACTCAAACAGGCGTACAACGCATTCGATGCAGGTGCGGTTATATCAGAATTTTACGAACGCCCTGCTGACCGTCAAGGCGAATCTGATAAGCGGGGAAGCCTCGCGGAAAGTTTGATGAATGGAATTCCAGGCGCATCTCAAAATGCCAGCATTGCCGCAGGATCGGCACCTACAGCAAATAATGTTTCTGTGGAAAATAATATTGGGGAAATTAATATACATACCCAAGCGACTGACGCGGAAGGAATCGCTAAAGATATAAACGGAGCGATGGATTACTTGAAAACGTCCCAAGCTAATCGAGGGCTATTTTAATTATGTCGTTAATACCATTTCCTGATGTACCGGTAGCTGGCGGAGTACCTTTAATACCTCGCTCTTTGTCGGCGCCACCAGCTGGTCGCTTGGCATTAGGGGTGTTGCAGGGCATTATTTGGCGTAGTTTTCAGATTGACTCGAGATGGGGAATTTTTGATAGTCAAGGTAAAGCTCTAGGCAATCCGTCGTCCTTTTTAAGCCCTATATTATCGTCGGTCGGTGTCGGATCTGAGTTATCTACAAAGTCGGTAGAATACTCAAAAGAGACCAGGGTGAGCGATTTTCCGGTAGAACGTGGAGGGTTTGCGGCATATAATAAAGTCGAGTTACCCGCTGAAGCTAGAGTAAGTTTATGTATGAGCGGGTCTGAATCTGATAGACAGGCGCTGCTCGCGGCAATAGATGCCGCGGTCAAATCGGTAGATGTATATAGTGTTGCAACCCCCGAAGTAACTTATATAAATTACAGCATAGAATATTACAATTATCAGAGAAAGAACGATCGTGGCGCGAATTTGTTGACAATTGAGTTAGGATTACGCGAAATTCGTGAGGTTTCTGCTAAAATTACATCAAAACAAGCTAAATCTGTGAGTGCCGCAACGCCAGAAGATAATGGCAAAGTGCAGCCGCAACCCCCGGATATTTCCACTTTGAAAAAGTTAAGTGAGTTTTTTAAATGAACTACCAAATTGTACCGTTAGCTCCGATACCTGCCCAGGATTGCAAGATTGTACTCGGCGGTCAAAATTGCCATATAACTGTATACCAAAAGCCCGAAGGGTTATTTGTGAATATCGTCGCTGATGGTATCGACATCGCGCTGGCGGTAATTGCAAGAGATACTGTAACGTTGATTGCTCGAGGATATGCTGGATTTATAGGATCTTTATTTTTTATAGATACTTTAGGTACCTCAGATCCTGATTACACCGGCCTAGGATCTCGCTACCAGCTGGTTTACAATGAATAAAAAGTCACTTAGGTTCGTGATCACAATAAAAGATCAAGTTATCGAACTTGAAGGATTCCGCGCTATTGTTGATATCGAGAAGGCTGGCGGCGTCCAGATGAGCACCTTGCGTGCACGAGTGTTCGGAGTAGAGCAGAAGGACATGAACTCGATAACAACTCTACAATGGAAGCCTGGCTGGAAAATACCCAATACGGTGGAAGTCTACGCTATGACTGATAAGCTAGTTTTTGCCGGAAATATTGTTAACGCGTGGGGTGATTATCAGGGCATGCCTCAAGTATTTTTACATATACAAGCTCAATCTGCATTTTATAATCAACTTATTGCAGTACCACCCCGGAGTTTTTCGGGTGGGGTCAAGGCCGCCGATGTAATACGTCAGCTCTGCGACGAAATGGGATATAAATTTGAAAACAACGGGGTTGATGTAATTCTAACTGATATGTACTTACCCAATACCGCAATGGAGCAAGTGAAGGATATTGCGAAAGCGGCTGATTGCGACGTGTATCTCGACGACAACGTTTTGGCGATAACCCCCTCGAACGCCCCCAGAGTTGTAGATACTCCGGTTATTTCTAAAGATACCGGATTAGTAGGATATCCGACGTTTGATAGTGTAGGGGTTAATTTCTCTACCTTATTTAACCCAGCAATTGTTTTCGGCGGTACTGTTAAAATCGAAACTGATAATATTCATGCCGCGGGGGAATGGGTTGTAACCTCAATAAATCACAGATTGGAGAGTGAACGGCCTGGTGGAGCATGGTTTTCATTTGTCAGGGGGAATGCGAATGGCCTCGCCGTCACTTCCAGATAATGGAGTACCTACCGGGGCGTTAAAGGCGTGGAGTACGTCCGGGGAGTATAATAATCTTGCATTTATAATTTCTCAGGCGCTCAGCAAGCTGCAAACTTCAACTCTAGTTCGCGTTGAAAAATGTACTAATGCGGGGGACACCTCGCCTGTGGGGTTTGTAGACGTCACACCCCTAGTCAATCAGATCGACGCCCAAGGTAATCCTACTCCGCATGTTACTATCTACAACGTACCATATTTGCGCGTACAAGGGGGTAATAATGCCGTAATTATCGATCCTCAGGCGGGCGATATCGGCGTATGCGTTTTCGCTTCCCGAGATATCAGCAAGATTAAATCTACAAAAAAGCAGGGTAACCCAGGAAGCCACCGCCAATATAATTTTTCAGATGGTATGTATTTAGGCGGCATGTTAAACGCGGCTCCCACCCAATTCGTGCAATTCAATGCTGATGGGATTACAATCACAGGAAGCGCTGTTACAATCAACGCGAATGTTCAAATTAACGGCACTTTGACCGCGACGGGCGATGTGGTGGCAGGATCTATAAGCCTAGAATCGCACGTACACGGCGGCGTACAGAGAGGGAGTTCTAATACCGATGGCCCGACTTGATACTTTGCTTTTAGACCAATCAGCTTGGGATTTGGTAATTGATAGCAATGGCAATATTGCCATTGCGTCGCCCCCGTATTCACTCGCTCAAGATGTCGCTAGCGCAATAAAGCTATTCCTCGGCGAATTATGGTACGATACGAGCAAAGGAATACCATATTTTGATGAGGTTCTTGGACACATGCCACCATTATCATTATTGACCGGATACATTGAAAATGCGGCATTGACTGTACCCGGTGTCGTATCTGCAAAATGTATCATAACGACTTTGGATAACCGAGCAGTTACGGGAGAAATTCGATTTATAGATGAATTAGGTGCGATCAATGCCGTTAACTTCTAGCGTACCTCCGATTACATTCACACCCGCCGGGCTGGTATTGCCGACGGAAGCGGATATATTATCCGGTGTTATTGTGGATATTGACGCGGCGTTCGGTGGTGGCTTAAACCCTGCTTTAGAAACTCCGCAAGGGCAGATAGCATCAAGTGAAACTGCAATAATTGGCGATAAGAACAATCAGATCGCGTTAATTGTCAACCAGGTCGATCCTCAATATTCGGACGGAAAATTTCAAGACGGAATTGCTCGCATATATTATTTAACTCGTAAAGCTGCGACGCCGACGTCTGTCACAGCTACCCTCGGCGGTGTAGCGGGGGCAGTTATACCGGCGGGTACTTTGGCACAGGATACAGGCGGAAATACTTATACTTTGACGGCTAACGCCACAATAGGCGTAGGGGGTACGGTTAATGCGGAATTCCAGAATATTGTCACAGGCCCTATACCATGCCCGCCAACGGCGCTCGCAAAGGTCTACCAGGCCGTTACCGGATGGGATACAATTACAAATGCCGCTGCGGGTACGCTTGGGCAAAATGTCGAGTCTCGGAGTGACTTCGAATTCAGACGAAAAAATTCAGTAGCATTAAACGGGAAAAGTACGCCGGGGGCAATTTACGCGGCAGTTTTTGACGTTGCTAACGTTTTGGACGTTTATGTTATCGATAACCCTACGAATGCGATTGTCAACATGGGGTCTACAAGCTACCCGGTGGCACCTCATTCGATCTATGTCGCGGCGGTTGGCGGTATCGATGCAGATATAGCCGCTGCAATTTGGGCAAAGAAAGACGTAGGTTGCGATTATAACGGCAATACGACAGTCATTGTCACAGATCCGAGCGGATACAGTTACCCGCAACCGTCCTATACAGTCAAATTCGAACGGCCTGCAGCACAAGCTATAAAATTCGCAGTTTCTATTGTGAACGACCCCTTACTGCCGACCAACATCGTTGCCTTGATAAAAGCCGCTGTTGTTGCTCGATTCAATGGTACTGACGGCACGATACGGGAGCGCATCGGTTCAGATGTATTCGCAAGTCGATATTATGGTGCTGTGAGTCTCGCATATAGTGGGGTTGCGATAATTAGCATATTGATCGGTACAAGTTCGCCTACCTTGACTCAAGTATCAATCGGAATCGATCAAAAGCCTACTTTAACCGACACCGACATCGCGGTTACGTTGATATGATTGATGTCGAAAAAACTATAATCAGCCAATACGGAAATAGCCCGACTATAAGCCAGCTAATTTTGTTTATGAATGACTACATCGATCCTCGTGCTGATTTGGATACGTTTTTTGATTACGTTTGGAACGTGGATACGGCGCAAGGTTTCGGCCTGGACATTTGGGGGCGTATTGTTAATGTTGAACGGCTTTTGAACGTCCCGGAAGATACGCCAAACCCAGGAGCATATACCTTTACGCCCGGAAATTATCAGCTTAACGACACCCAATATCGCCGGGTGATCCTTGCGAAAGCTTTGGCTAACATAACAAATGGCTCCGCTGCAAGCTTAAATCAGTTATTATCAAACTTATTCGCAGGTCGCGGTCGTTGTTATGTTAACGATATGGGCGCAATGACGATGCGGTTAACGTTCGAATTCTACCTCGAACCTTATGAGTACGTTATGATGCTAAACAGCAGTGTGACTCCTAGAAATGCAGGGGTATTACTTACATTATTGCAAGTGCTACCGTCAGGTACGTTCGGGTTCAGTCAGAATTTGATTTTACAGCCATTTAATCAGGGTACGTTTTATACTCATTAAACCATGCCAATAATTCGCCCTACTAATATTGTAAAACCTTTTGCGGATTCCGGCGCTAAGAATACTATTTCTGTTTCTTCAGCATCCCCGCAAGCGTCATTCACTGACGGCTTTCCTCCGGTAACTCTATTACCAATTCCCAGCGGCGGAGTACCTCCCGACGGCAAGGATTTCAACGGTATTTTTTACAGTATTACCACTCACACGTTATGGCTTAATGCTGGCGGGCAATACCTCTTTGATAGTGCGTTATCGACTGCTATCGGAGGATATCCGAAGGGCATGGTATTGCAAAGTAATGATAATCTGTCAAGCTACATCAGTACAGTCGACAGCAACACCACTGATTTTAATACAACTCCGTCGGCAAATTGGGTGCCATATGCAGGCGAGAATGCGGTTATAACTCCGCAAAAACTTTATTTTATGTGTCAATTTTAAGGAGCTACTATGGCGCAAGGTTTTTTAGGATCGGTATTTATAACAACGCCCGCCACCCCGCTATCTCTATTTACATCAGGTGCGGCAGGTGTACTGCAAACCTTTAACGTCATATTCAGCAATCAAAACGCAGGGACTGCTAGAGTTCGACTATATATCGGGAGCGGGTCAGTACCAGCTGCGATCAATAACATATGGTATGATTTAGAAATACCAGGAAACCGACCTGCCGAACAAACTGGACTCGTATGCAGTGCTAACGAGAAGGTTTGGGTACAGAGCGATTTGGCTAACGTAAGTGTACGAGCACACGGAGTATAGATTATGGCTTTTTCGTCCCCACCCGCAGCAAATATTTTACAGATAACCGGAGTACTTCCCACAAAAGCGGTAGGCGCTGGCTATATGGGCGACTACGGCTCAGGATTGTGGCAAGTATTTAATTCAGACGGGACGTTCATAGTACCCGCAACCGTCTCAAAAATTCGAGTACGTGTCTTTGGTGCAGGATGTGGGGGTATCACTGGCGGGAGAGGCGGTTGCGGAGGCGGTTTCGCTTACGGTGAGTTTAATGTTACGCCTGGTGCAAGCTATACTGTGACTAGGGGTGCAGGATCGACCGGAGGAGCAAGCCCTGCGACCGGTGGTACTACAAGTTTCGGCGCGTTAATATCCGCAACTGGCGGAAGTACTACGGCAGGCGGCGTAGGTACCGGCGGAGATTATCAAGCGGCCGGCGGCGTGTCGGGTAATGCGATCAGCTCAGGCGGCGGCGCTTCTGGCAGCCAATTGGGTAATGGCGGTGGTAGTGCGGCTTCTTCAGGGACGGGAGGAGGTGGTGTAGCTGCGAATACTTCAGTAGGTTCCTCAGGTGCCAGTGCATTCGGTGTAGGATCAGGCTCTACCGGCGCGCCCGACATTGTCGCTAAGACGGACTCAGGATCGGGCGCTACCGGCGATCGTAACCCTATTAATGCAGTTATACGGTTTCCTAGTGATTGCTTTGTTGGCGGGGGCGGCACTAACCCTGGCGGTAATGGCGGTTCAGGTGGTGGTGGTGCTGGAAGTAATTCAGGTACTGGCGGTACTGGCGGAATTTGCGGCGGAGGCGGGGGATCTAGTTCTGGGACTGTTGCTGC